ACAACGATTACCCTGACCTCCACGCAAGGTATGCCCGCAGCGGGGTTCGTGAAGATCGACAACGAGACCATCAACTACACCGGCATCAGCGGCAACCAGTTGATTTTCTGTTTCCGTGGCCAGAACGGCACAACCGCTGCAGCCCATTCGACTGGCGCATCCGTGGCTGTGCAAAGCCTACCCGCTGTTTCTGTGTGGCCTACACCAGATGGAGCCCAGTCATATCAGTTCGTCTATTGGCGTCTACGCCGCACGCAGGATGCGGGTGGTGGTGTGAACGTCATGGACGTGCCTTTCCGTTTCATCCCCTGCATGGCCGCTGGTTTGGCGTACTACATCGCAGGCAAGATTCCTGAGGGTGCTGAGCGCATCATGCTGTTGAAGCAACAGTACGACGAGGCTTGGGAGTTGGCCGCGTACGAAGACCATGAGAAAGCTGCGCTGCGCTTTGTGCCGCGTCAGCAGTACATTGGAAGTGGTGCGTAATGGCTAACCGGTTTGCCTCTGGTAAATATGCGATCGCCCAGTGCGACCGCTGTGACCAGCGTTTCAAACTCAAGGTTTTGAAGCGAGAAATCATCAAGACCAAGAACTATGAGTTGTTGGTGTGTCCTGAATGTTGGGACCCCGATCAACCGCAGCTGCAGTTGGGTATGTACCCTGTGGATGACCCACAAGGTTTGCGTAACCCACGCCCTGATCGAAGCTACATCACTTCGGGCACAACTGGCTTGCAGATTTTGAACGGCAACGGTACCAGCACGAACGAGCAGGGGTACCAGAGCGAAGGTAGTCGAGACATTCAGTGGGGGTGGAACCCCGTTGGTGGCGCAAGGATTTTTGACGTTGGGCTCACGCCAAACTATTTGAACCTTGTTGTAGAAATTGGTACAGTATCGGTAGTAACGACATAAGGAGTCGATGATGGACAAAAAAGATTTAGCACAGGACAAAAAGACCGCTGCAAAGGCCGTGCACAAGCACGAGAAAGCCATGCACCCCGGCAAGCCTATGACCAAGATGCGTGCTGGCGGTAAGACCAACAGTGACATGTTGAAGATGGGGCGTAACTTGGCCAAGGTTGCCAACCAAAAATCGCCCGGTCGTCGCGGAGGTTAATCATGGCTACATACAAGGTACCAAAGAAAGTCGCTTCGGTTGTTGTGGGGGAAGAGCCTGCAAAGACCACCATGCGTAAGGCTAATACGTCTGTGGCTAACACTCGCAGCCAAGATTACCCACCCACAAAAACTTCGGGCATCAAAATCCGTGGCACCGGTGCAGCAACTAAAGGTGTAATGGCTCGCGGCCCAATGGCATAACATGACCTACGACGAACTCTACGCTTCGATTCAGTCTTACACGGAAAACCAATTTCCTGAGACTTATCTTGCTGACGGAAGTGCTGTGTCCACTGAGACACAGATCAACACTTTCATCACGCAGGCGGAACAACGCATCTACAACACGGTGCAGTTTCCATCGTTGCGTAAGAACGTCACAGGTGTGACCACCACGAACAACAAGTACTTATCGTTACCAAGCGACTTCTTAGCCGTCTATTCTTTGGCGGTCATTGACGCCACCGGTGCGTACGAGTACTTGTTAAACAAAGATGTGAACTTCATTCGTCAGGCTTATCCACAACCAACAGATACGGCCATTCCTAAGTACTACGCTTTGTTTGGCCCAACCACTTCAAGCGATGTGACGCCGATCATCACTGACGAGTTGTCTGCCATCTTGGGCCCCACAACAGATGCGGCTTACAACGTTGAGCTGCACTATTACTACTACCCTGAGTCCATCACCACTGCAGCAGATGGTCGTACATGGTTGGGTGACAACTTCGATAGCGTGCTGTTGTATGGTTCGTTGGTTGAGGCTTACACCTTCATGAAGGGTGAGCAAGATATGGTGTCGTTATACAACGCCAAGTATGCCGAAGCACTTGCAATGGCTAAACGTCTGGGCGATGGTATGGAGCGTCAGGATGCGTATCGTTCTGGTCAATATAGACAGGCGGTGACTTGATGGCTATTCAGCAAGGCGCAACAAACACCTTCAAGCTCGGGTTGCCAAAAGGCAACTTTGATTTTGATGTGGACACATTCAAGATCGCGTTGTACACCGGTGCAGCGTCGATTGGTCCTGACACAACCGCGTACACAACTGATGGTGAGACCGTGGCTTCTGGCTACACCGCTGGTGGTGAGATGTTGACCATTACACAAGCACCTACAATTGGTAACCAGACAGGTAACGCCACGGTGTATTTGTCGTTTGCAAACGTTACATGGACTTCGGCGCTAACAGCGCGGGGTGCACTGATTTATAAGTCCGGTTCGGGCAACCCCACAGTCTGCGTGTTGGACTTTGGTGCTGATAAAACTTCAACTTCAACTTTCACGGTGCAGTTCCCCGCTGCTACCGATACAGCGGCGATCATTCGCATTTCTTAATAGGAGCAATCATGCCTACCATCGAAAAATCTAAATCAGCAGACGCCGTTTCTTGCGCGGTTGTTCGTAATGCTGGCCCAATTGAGGCCGCCAACGGTGGCGGTGTCTTCACCCTTCAATGCTTTGACAAAGACGGCAAACTGAAGTGGGAAGAACAGTCACACAACCTCGTGGTCAACGAAGGTCTCGACGACATGAACACCAAGTATTTCACTGGTAGCGGCTATACCGCTGCTTGGTATTTGGGGTTGATCTCTGGCACCGGGCCCACAATCGCCGCAGCGGATACATTGGCTTCTCACGCAGGTTGGACCGAAGTGACACCTTCTACTGGATACACAGGCAACCGCAAGGCTGTGACTTTTGGTGGCGCTACAACCGCTGACCCTTCTGTTATCAGCAACTCGGGTTCTGCCGCGCAGTTCGCCATGTTGGGAACATACACCGTGTCGGGCGCGTTCTTGTGCTCTGTTGCCACAGGTACATCAGGCGTGTTGTTCTCTGCTTCTGAGTTCAGCGCCCCCGGCGACCGTTCTGTTGTGAGTGGTGACACCCTCAACGTGACTTACACATTCAACTTGGCCGCAACCTAATAAGGTCCGGCGATGTTTGGGTACGCGACATTTTCGCAAGCCCCCTTCGCCACGCTAGGGGGTGGGGTTGAATTCAACCGTGCGATTATTGAAGATGCAACGGCTACTGAAACGGTAGCCGCGCAAGCTATATTCACGCCTATTGCTACTGCAACAGCCACTGCAACCGACATTACTTCGGTGGCCGCCAGTGTGTTCAACGCGTATTTAACAGATACATCCAACGGGTTGGATGCCGCTGCTACGCTTGTGAATTTTGTAAGTGTTATCGCTACCACAGCTACGGGAACCGATACTGTTTCCACTTCCGCTGATTTTGTCGCAACCGCACCCGAAACTGCTAACGGGATAGATTCTGTTGGCGGTTTTGTAGACTTTGCCTCAGTAGTTGATGTTCTAGCTACCATCCTTGACTCAGCGATTGGCGGTCTTTCGTATGATGTTGCCGTAGCTGATACGGTCACTGCAACCGACGCATCCGCGGCAACGCAAGGACATGGGGCCTCTGTGTCCGACACGGCCACAATCACCGACGCTTCTTCTGCTCTGCAAGGTTTCGCGGTAAACGTGGTCGATATTGCCTCTGGCACCGCCACTCCAGCAGCTCTGGCTGACTTCACTGCTAACGCCTCCGCAACCGCAGCGGCCCTTGATGCCGTGGCTTCTCTGGCTGTGTTCTACGCTGCCTTGACCGATAACGCAGTGGGCGCAGACGCCGTGGCGCAACGGTTGTTGTGGGAAATCATCAATGACAGCCAGAACGCAAACTGGCAAAATATCAGTGACGCGCAAACAACAACTTGGTCTGTTGTTAAGACGCAACCGTAAGGAATAAAAATGGCAATCGTTGTAAAAGACAGAGTTAAAGAAACCACCGCCGTTACCGGCACAGGTACGGCTACGCTGCTTGGTGCAGCTAGCGGGTTTCAGTCCTTTGCCGCGATTGGCAACGGCAACACAACCTACTACGCCATCGTTAACTCAGAAGACGGCACATGGGAAGTTGGTACCGGTACATACTCAACTACTGGGCCAACGTTAACGCGTACAACAGTTTACGAATCTAGCAATTCGGGTAGCTTAGTCAACTTTGCTGCCGGTATCAAAGATGTGTTTATCACATACCCAGCCGAGCGTGCAATCTATGAAGAGCCAAACGGCAACACGCTGATTGATGGTGGCCCACTGACTGTGGTTGGTAGCGGCGTTACCGGATACACCAGCTTCGCTGCGGTGCTTGCCGAACTGTATGGTAACGTGAACTCGTTTGCCCAGATGTACGCGCAGAACTTGAACGACGGTTCTGAAGCGTCTGCCGACCTTGTAGCGTACAACGATCTTGGTGACGGCTTGACTAATTTTGTTGACGTTGGTATCAACAGCTCAAATTACAGCTCGGCCACATACCCCATCTTCACACCCGCTTCTGCGTACTTGTTCAACGACGGTGGTGAGATGTTCGTCGGTAGTGCCACGGACGACTTGGTGTTGTTTGCTGGTGGTGTTGACACAACAGACGAAGCCGTGCGTATTGACGCTACGACTAAGGATGTCACAACCGTTGCTGACGTGAATGTTGGCGGCGCTCTGGATGTAACCGACGCCGCTGTATTTGGTTCGACTGTGTTGTTGAACGCAAACCCAACACTTGCACTGCAAGCGGCAACCAAAGCGTATGTTGACAACCAAGTAACCGCTGGCCTGCACATCCACGACCCTGTGTTGGTTGAGACCACTGCAAACCTGAACGCTACCTACGCGCAGGGTGGTACGACTTTCAACATCACCGACATCACCAGCGGCACAACAGTCACCACATCGGCAAACCACGGGCTGGCGGTCAACGATCAAATTTGGTTGTACAGCACTGCTGGTAATGGGCTGTCTACAAACACCGCGTACTTTGTGTACTCAACCCCCGCGTTGAATACGCTGACCCTTTCGCTGACATACGGCGGCGCACAAATTTCTGGGCTGACAAATGCTTCAGGGCTGTCTTACGCTACTCGCGCCAACTCTGGTGTAGGCGCAACGCTTACCAACGCTGGTACTCAAGCCGCCTTGACTATTGACGGCGTGGCTATGGCTACAAACGACCGCGTGATGGTACGCTTGCAAACCACTGGATACGAGAACGGCGTGTATGTGGTCACCACCGTGGGTAATGGCTCGACAAACTGGGTGTTGACACGTTCAACAGACTGTAACAAAGTAGCTCCCTCTGACCCAGACGGTGTTGGCACCGGCGACTACTTCTTCACCCAATCAGGTACGCTCAACGCTGGTGACTCACACGTGCTGACCACCGAACCCAATACAATGATTATTGGGTACACCACACTGACATATACACAGTTTAGTGGTTCGGTTGATTACACCGGTGGCACCAACATTACCGTAACTGGCCAAACGATCAGTGTGTCAGGCACGATTGCTGCTACCTTGGGGGGTACAGGCACAAGCACAGTCACAACAGGCGATTTGCTCTACGGCTCAGGCACAAACACATGGGGCAAGTTGGCCGCAGGCGCAGCCTATAAATCTTTGGTGATGAACGCTGGGGGCACGAACGTTGAATGGAACGCCGTTGCTTTGAACGAATCAGGCGCGGTGTCAGGCGCACTCCCTGCTACCAACGGCGGTACAGGCCAAAACTCATACGCCACTGGCGATATGTTGTATTCAAACGCATCGAACGCGTTGGCCAAACTGTCCGGCAACACCACCACAACCAAAAAGTTTTTGACGCAAACCGGTACAGGTTCTGGCTCTGCCGCGCCTGATTGGGGCACTATTTCTGGTTCAGATGTGACCGGGGCAGTATCTTTGGCTACAAACGTAGCGGGCGGTGCAGCCAACCGCATCCCATACAACACGGCTACTGACACCACTGCATTTATTACCGCC